AGACTCAGTAAACTCAATAGCTACATATGTTTTTGAACGATTACGTTTGAACACAACGATTGGTGTTCTTCCATCACAGTTATCTTCGGCTTGTTCTAATGCACTCCATATATTCAGTTTTTCTACGTTTTTACATTCAAAACTATAAGGTATTATTTTCTTAGCTGCTGGAGATAGAACTATATCTTCTCCACACATTCCCATAGTTTGTGATTTAATATCATCTTCTTCTAGCTTAGGCAACTTCGTCCACTGTTCAATAAACACATATCTTAGTGTATCTCTTACAAAGTTTTGAAGTCTTCTTCCCTTGGCCTTGCTAGACTTTGCTTTACTCAAAGACCTAATCTGCTTTCTACTTTTTTCAGTCTTTCTTCAAGGTCTTTTAATTTTTCTTCATTTTGATTTACAACTACAGGTTTTTTTACAACTTTTTTTTCTTCTACTGGCGTAGATTCTATCTTTTTTTCTTTTGATGCATTCATTGCATACCTCCCTAGTTAATCCATATGTTGGAAAATGTTCGTGAAATATTAATTTATAGTGTCTAGTATATCTAAGAGGTTTCTCCCATACTCTTTTACATGTATTACAAAATCTTACAGGAAAGTAATCACGCTTAGGTTCAATATCTCTAGATACATATAAATCATTGTCTGGTATCCACCAAACTTTTTTGTCTTTGTAAAACTGGCACATAATATAATTTAGCCCTTATTTTAATTTATTCAAAGAATTATTTTGTAAAAAGGGAGGAGTCGGTAAGCCTCCCTAATTACAAACATTAAGGCACTAAGACATTGCGACTAGTTCTTTGTGCAACTTAATGTGACTACTCATCATACGAGTAGGAGAACAAGTTTTAAGAGCTTCAGTACCTGCATTATACAGTGACCATAAACTCTTCCCCTTAAAGTCATCATGAGATGGATTCTTCCATTCTTTTCTCATAATACTTATTTGAGGTGTGTTAATTATACCTTTACCAAATAATACGCCCATTGTAGACCAAGCGTCTTGGTTAGATATATCAACTGTTTTCATTGATTCTTTATCTTCTTGTAGTGTAGTAAATTTATCTTCACTATTATACAATACATTAAATATTAATGAGTTAAGCTCATCAAGTATATTACCTGTATGTTTTCTCATAAATGTAACTTCACCAGTCATCATTAGATTTTCACATACAAATACTTTAGCGCCTACACATACACCAATAGACATAGATTTATCATAACTATTTCTAAAACCAATAGATAAACCAATCTCATCTTCTGGATTCTTGTATGTAAAAGTGCCAAACATATGCTGACCTTTTCTAGCAATACCAAATTTCTTAGAGTGCAATTCTTTATCTATTACACGTTCACCTATAGAACCTACATTCATTGCTAAATCATAGTGACTCACAGGTACATATGTTTTAGTTGCTTTTGGCATATCTATATCTTTTAAATCATTCATTTTTACTGCATTTGACGTTATTAGAGTAGCACTCATTATTTAATCCCCCTTACGTATGGTTTTCTTTTAAGTTTAACACCTGATACTTCTTTACCAGCTTTTAAATCAGCAAGTATTTTCTTTTTATCAAGCACTAATGTTACTTTTTCCTTATAATATTCTACAGGTATAAGGTTTTCATTTATAATTTCTACTGAACCACTTGACTCAGATACTTTTATTGGATTTAATGCACTGTGTTTAGGCAATTCTCCAGTATTAGAATACATATCTATAGTATATTGTTTAAGGTTTTCTTGTTGACGCTTGAGAAAATTAATATAACGCTTTGCTTTCTCCATTTGTTTACCAAAGAGTTGTATTTCTGATTCTATATCTTGATAGAAAAAGTATATACCATCCTCCTTCTTACTTCTTTCTGCAACAAGTTCATCAATTCTAGCTTGTAAATCATCATCATTAAAGATTTCATATTCATTAGTCGCTAAAACTAAGTCTCTTGTAATATCACTGAGCTTCCTAGCCATTTTATTCTCCTCTATTATGATTTAAGTTTATGTAAGGCTGTTCATCAGGTTTAACCAGTTTACAACCTCTAGGCATTAAAGTTACATTCAATGCTTCTTTCTCACGATTAGCTGTAGTCTCTATTTTAAGAGAAGAAACTAATCCATCTGCTGTTTTAGTTGGTGTTACAGATATAATCTTGTTAGCATTATAAGCAACTCTAAAAGAGCCTCTGCTAGATGATATATCCATACCTTCTCGCATTGCTGTTTTACTAATCTCACTAACAGCAAACACAATTACGTTCTGTTGTATAGCAAGTTCCATCAAAGACTGAGAAACTTCCTCTAGTTTTATGTTATTATCACTCTGATTGGACGAGAATAGGCCCATATGGTCAACAATAACAACTTCTGGTTTAACAGGACACATTTGTATTTTCTTTGCTAATTCCTTAGAATTACAAGGATTATAGTCAACAGTTAACCAGTCAAATTGTTTACTGATACCGTTAAGTTCACCTCTTTTATGCATCTCTCTAATCTCATCATCATCTTTTTGTAAATGAATAGATAAGAATCTAGACCATATTTGTCTTGGTGACATTTCTAGTTCTAGAAAGTATGTTGGCTTTTGTAATTCATACATCCAATTTTGTAATAGCATAGTCTTCATAGACTTTGGTGGTGCTTGTATAATAACAACCTCACCTGGATATATAGGAAAGTCTTTACCATAAGGCTTACCAAGATTAACTCCTGCATCATCCATTTCATAAAAGTTAAACAACTCTTTTTCCATAGCTTCAGCAGTCATAGTACCTACAGACTTCTTAGATTTATATAGTTTGCATGTACTTTTACAAAAGTTATCCATTACTTGGTCTTTACAACCATATCTATTACCTTTACCTCCATGAGCTTGGTAGGCAGAGTTTACAATACCATCTAATTCCTTTTCTGTGAAAGGTTTTTCTGGTATATCAACTTTTTTACGCCAAGATTCCATCATTACTCTTACAACATCTTCTGGATATAACCATCTAAGCCACGCAGATAAACGCAAAGCTACAGCATGTCTATTACCATAACCTGTACCTTTAAGCATTTCTGATATACAAGGATAATTAGTAGGGTCTGGTTCTCTACCATAATCTTTAGTAAGCATATTGTCGTAACTCTTTATTTTACGAGACTTTACATCAAATGGTGGATTCATAGTTTCATAACCTTCAAGTTGGTCTTCAAACTTTTGAGACTTTTTAGCATGCTCTAAAATGTCTTCTATAGAACCATGTAACAAAGTCATAGGAATCTGTACTTTCCACAAACCAGACTTGTTATTTCTTGTATTAAGAGACCTTATAATACGTGTTTTATCTGTTACAGAAGGGTCTGCAATCTCAAATATACCTTTTTCTGTTAGCTCATCTTTAACTTTTAAATGCAAATCTTTACAAGGCTCCCATATAAAGTTCTTACCAGATATACCTACATGAAAACCAGTGCCGCTAAAGTATACATTACATCTATATACACCCATATCGTCAAGTATTTTTACAAGTGCCATTGTTTTTTGTCTTGCTCTTTCAGGATTATTACCGTCAATGTCAAGTAAATATTCATCAGGCATATATATATTACCATCATATCCTGATAAGCTATTTTTCTTCTTAACATATTCAACAACATCATTATCATATTCCCATAGACTGTGGAAAGTATCTTTAGCAATATTTTGCCACTTACCAGCGTCATCAGAACTCATAAAATGATGTCTGTTTGATAATCCAAAAGCAAATTCTTTTATCATATTGTTCTCCTTATAATTAAAATATATATCTTACATGTTGCCAAGGTAACGTCTTTTTATGCAGCTTTAAAAACTTTCTAATATAACCCTTTTTCAAGTGTCTATCATATCTTATGTTCTCACCACCATATTCAGATAATTTATTTTCCTGTATGCCTGGCTGCCATAAATATTCTTCACCTTGTGTTTCGTTTTCTACATTATGAGCATGTAGAACTTTGTTGTGTATTAAAAATATACACTCTGCTTTTACATTTTGCTTTATATCATCATCAATTAATTTATCTATCATTTCAAATAACATTCCATAAGATTGTTTGAATCCTTTAAACATAACTATAGGCGAGTAGTTTATATGAACATCATAACCTGCATCATAATACTCATTGATTGCTCTTATTCTATCTATAATCTTTGGTGTTCCAGGTTCTAACATATCAGATAAAAACTGAGGCATCAAACTAAATCTTATTCTAATTTTTCTTTTCGGATTGTATTTCAGTATTCTTTTACCTACGTATTTAGTTGCAGCTGTACCCATAGCCTTTGGCTCGTTTACAAAATAGTCAAATAACTTTTCCCATTCGTGATACTTTGCATGTAGTACATAGTCTTCATTACAACTAAAATCATATGTATAATATTTATCATGTGTTTGATTAGGTTGTTTAGGCCAATCTAGTAGCCATAAGTGTCTTGCAATACTATCAATTATCTGATTTGTATTCTTAGCAATCGTTAAACCTGTTGGTACATTTCTTCTCATATAACAATAATTACATTTATACTCGCAACCATGTCCAAAACTAGGTGTTATAAAGTCACTACTTCTATTAGAATCTCTTATAATAAATGTTTTTCTGTTTAAATATCGCATTTTCCCTCCCTAATAAAGAGAGCCTCATTATAAGGCTCCCTCTATTTGGTTTTTTTAGTGAGTTCTAGAGGAACTCTCCTTTGGTTAACTTGTCAGTTAATTAGAATGGCATGTCACCTTCTGATTTATCAGAAACAGAACTACCAATATTAGGTTCTACCCAATTTGTAAAGTAGTCTAATGCTTTACCTTTCCAGTAGTTAACATCATTCTCAGTAAATGTGTCAAGTGTACCAGAAAATTCTACAGGAGCAGTCTTTTGTAAAACCCTATAGTATCCATCTGCATTTTTATATAAGTAGATATTAAATTTAGTACCTACTAATTGTTCTGCAGAATCATCTATCTTTACTACTGTTTCACCTTCATTTGCAGTGTCTTGCACTTCCATAATACCAGCATTTGCAAATCTAAATAAGTTAGCAATAGCAAATTCTTCGCCTGCTTTAGATGTCTTTGCATACATTCTCATGTTAAATGTATCAGGGTAACCTTCAAACCAAACATCAATATATTTAGAACCATTTTCTAAACTACCATATTTAGCTTTAGTTACTGTTGCTTCACTCCATCCTGGTTTAAAGTTACCAGAACCACCACCTTTTTTTACTGTCATTGTTATAGGCATTATTTACTTCCTTCCTTGTTTATCGTTTTTAGACTCAATGTTTTACCACTACCAGGGTCACCAATACATAATACTTTAGCATTACCCCAGCCTTTTTCTTTAACTACGTTAAATATTTTACTGTAGTCTTGTAACATCTCAGTATCAAGAGATTGACTTCTGTCTTTTGCATGACAATATCTTTCATCTCTACCTGTTACCCAGATGTAGTTTCTTTTACCTGTTTTGTCTTTATCTACTTTTGTGTATAGTACAAAGTCAAACCATTTACCTACGTCTTCTTTTGTAGAACCTTCTACTGCAGGATACAATTTTTGTATACCTAGCTCATCATCTTTCATAGGTTTAGTGTGAACATTTACTATTACACTACAAGGTAATTGATTTACTACATTCATCAAGATGTCAAGTTGATTCTTTATCTGACCCCATTGTTGAATAGTTAGCTTATCTTTTGTACCTTGCAATTCACGTTGATATTTCTTTACAAGTTCAGTACCTGTATCAAGTACGATACAATCTAAATCTACACCTTCTTTTCTAACCCATTTTGTAGATTCTTGTGGAACAGTTACTGCTCCTACTTTTACTTGTTCTTGTACTACTTTTCTTTCAAACAATTTACCAAGCAATGATTTAAAATCACTGTATTTGTCAAACTGTAGCATTGGATAACCGAAGGCATTTTGTATGTCTTCACCACTACCAAGTGACTTGTAACCTTGTTCAAAATCAATATACAACACTTTCATTGGCACTCCTTTTTGTTATTTAATC